ATTGTTACAACAAGCGCAACGCTTGAGAATGTTGGGTCATACTTGGTTGCGGTTGGGTCGGTGCCGTTTAGCTGGACATATCGCTGGGCCAGTGACTTGATAAAGTCCTTTCGGGCTCGCACTGAAATATTTCCCTTAACTGAACGATACCCTGCCACGAAATCAGAGGCGCCCTTTTCAAAGGCTTCGTCTGAAAGTGCTTTGATTCCGTTGGTTACGGTTACATCGAAAGAAGTCACCGGAAGTGAAACGCTGTTAAGCGTCAGGCTTCCGCTGATACCGTTGACCGGGTTTCCTGCGGTGGTTTCCGTATAAGTTGACGGCGTAATGTCGGCGTCATCGCTCCAAGAATGATTGGCCGAAATGGTTAAGGCATCGGCGCCGGTCTTGGCCGTAACAATTCGTTCCGCACCGTTTAAGGTAATAACAGAGCCCACCATAAAGTTGACACCTTCGCCCGAATGAACGGAAAGGGCCGAAGTGCTAGAGCCTGCCCCGTTGGCTTCGCCGGTTCCGGTCAACGCATAATTAAAAGCCCCGCCGCTAAAACTGACTCTAGGCTCTTCACCGCCGCTTGCAGATATTCCCATTTCTTCAACGTAGCAGCCAAACAAATCTTCACGAAGCACACCGTTGGCCGTTCGCATCATGTGAACCGTTGGCAGTGCGTTGGAGTCAGAGAACTTGTAAGTCTTGGCAGTGCTTGCACCAAAAGCCCCGCCCATAGCCGCCTCGATCAGCGGGTCAATGTCTGGCGCCGTTGTGCTGCCAGCTGGTAACAGATAGCTCTCACATGACCAGCTCACCTCCTGCTTGCCGGTAATTCGCTCCATGACTGACCGGCTGGTTCTTGCATCCATCCGATCGTTGCGCGTAACGGTAAATTCCATTGAAGTTGATAGAACTTTGGCAGCATCGGCACCGGCCAAGGCTTCTTGGCTTGCTGTTCCATACGCGCCGCCCGCGGCGCTTTCTTTCTTGCAGAAGAACCGTAGATTTCTGCCTAGTGCGTGATCAGTGCTTGCGCCCATTATTCAGCTCCCTCGTTTTGTGTCTCTTTAGCCTTTGCGGCTTTTTTCGCTTTTGTCTTTACGGCTTCGAATCGGTCAGATTTTAAAAGCTGCTCAGCGTCAGAATCAGATAACTCTAAAACATCGCCATTCTTAAGCAAGCTGTCACCGTACCTGATTGATGATGTGTCATCGCCTACATACTTAATTTTTTTCATTAACTCGCCGCCGTTGTTCGAATGTATTTTATTTGGGTCTGCATCACAAAGCTTCCGTCACCGTATGCGTCAGGGTCGCCTTCGTCCGTCTCTACGCCCACCGCCGTTGTACTGATTGCGTTCGCGCCCCTAGTGGTGTCCACGTTCAAGACTGCAATCACATCATCGATAAGGTTGTTTATTTTTGTCTGACGCTCGGCCAGTGTGTTGCCTGTAATGTGGCCAATTACCGATACGTTCATAATGCTGTACATATTGCCACCTGGTTGGTGCTGGAAGCTTTCCGACGTTGGGACGTATCCAATAAAAGGCCGCTCACCTGTTTTTACGTCGAAGTAGCCACGCGCCAGAGCTTGAACAGTGGTTACAGTCGTTTTGTATCCGTTGCCGGTTGTGACACCCGCAAAAGTTGTTTGCAGATTCTCAAGAATCAGCTTTCTTGCTGGCGTTCCCATGTCAGCCCGCCTTGCCCATTGCAGAGACTACGGCGCCCCCGGTAATCTCAAGAATTTCCGGCAGGGCTGTATCAATCGCTTCGGTAACGTAGCTTGTCGGCTTGATTGTGACCGATGCCATCAGGGTGTAGGCCAGTTGTCCGGTGTTTTTGTCTACCAGGTAGCCGCGCAGCCTTCCCGGCGTTATTGCGGGGTAAAACTTCAAAAGCGTGCGGCCTGGGTCAAACTCCCTCGGCGCTATAGGTGAGCCGTTCTTAATGATTGGCCGGTAGTCCCGATTCGGCACAGCTAACGCCTTGACCCGCTTAGGACGAATCACGCCGCCAGTCTCATGAATGGCCGCATAGGGTACACGGTTGAAAACATCGACCTTGAAAGCCTTGTCGCCAACCTTCAAAGGGCCAACGGTCCAAGCTCGTTTCAGTGTGCCCTTGGGATTTTTAAATAGATTTTCCGAAGTGCTGTCCTTTAAGACACCCTGCAACACCTGGCCAGCAAAAAGGAGGCTGTTCGCCACCTCAACCCCAAGCGTATCAGCAAACCCACCCGCAAATTCCGCGAACTCGTTATCAATATCTAGCTTGAAACCCTTCGCCATGGCTAAGCCCCATTGTTCTTAAACTGGTCAAGTCTAAACGGGGTAAGGGGTGCGTCAGAATCATCAAGGTTTGAGTCTCTTTGAGATATGGAACCACCACCAAAGAAGATGCTAGTATCGCCGCGAGCAGCTTCTCCCCTTAGCTCTTTGAGCAAATCGCGATAGAACTGCGTTTTTTGAGAACGAGCCCCGCCCAGCCCCAGGGCGCTGCGGTCTATGTCGCGGGCAAACTTTGCGAGGATACCTTCCACCGCGTCAATTGCCGCAAGTGTCGGGCTGCCTCGGGATGCTAAAAGCGCATCTAGAAGCTCATTGCTTAAAAGCTGCTCGTTTGTGTCAACATCGCCAATCTTAAACCGCAACAAGTCGCGGTCAGTGCTTAGCGAATCACTATAAGACCAGCTCATGGCTCTACCCTCTTACGGGGTCGCCCCCTGCTGCGCTTTTCTTTTTTCGGTTGTAGCTTTGCGCATAGCAATTCATCAGGAACTTCAACAAGAGTTCCCGATGTCATCATCCGGCGAAAAGCTGGCCAACTGCGGGCACCTGGCAACGGGGTCCATGCTTTAATGGTGCCCTCGTTGCCTTCGATGTCCCGCGTTGGAAAAATCATCTGATTAAGCTACTGCCGCATCAAAGTACACGCCCAAGTCAGCGCCTGTTACCTTGAAGTCAAACGCGCTCAAAGCTTCAATGCGCTCTGAGTGATTTTGATCCATGCGGTAGCGAAGAGTGCGGAGTCCTTCGTACTGGTCTGCACCAGCAACACCGGTAAAGCTGAACATATAGCCAGCCGCCGGGGTCAAAAGGCCCGGGTTTTGTGGACGGTAAATCAAGAGCGCATCGTCAGCCGTAAAGACTGGCGAAGTGTAAACGGCTGTAGCGCCTTCTGCTGCAGAGTTCAGGATTGTACCGGCAACAATAACCTCATCAACTCCGAAGAGTGAGGCCATCAAGTCAGTTGTGACGATGCCGCGCTCAGAATACTTGACTCTATCTAAGATATCGTCTGAATCACGCAAAGCTGTGTAAACGTCTTTTCCAAGAAGCAGAACGTTAGGCTTCCGGCCAGTTTTGGCATGAACCGCATCCTGCTGCGTCTGGATGTCTTTAATTGGTGTGCCGCCTGACGCGCTCCATTTGGTGCCTGGTGTGATATCACCGCCAGTAGTTGAGCCTGTCCAGGTGCTGGTTGTGAAAGCCGCCGCCGCAAAAACTTCGTCTCGTTTCTGCAGTAGCTTTTCAGTTACATACTGGGTTGCGCTTGTCAGAATGTCGACGCCCGCGTCAGCGTTTGCCGCAACGTAATCGTCAACGTCCATGTGAACGCCATACTGCTGGCAGCTGAACGTTCCGGTGCTCATTGTGAAGTTAGCGCCACGAGTTGGGGCGCCGGTTGCACGTAGACCCGCCTCGCTTCTAAGCCACTGGTCCTTATCAAAGACGTGATACTTATTAGAAAGCTGCGAAGTGTTAATACTGTTAAAAATACGGCTGGCTACAAAGCTATTTTGATCCTGCGCGTATGCGATTGATACGTTTGTAAGTGCTTGGTCAACATGCACTTCTGATGTTGTAATAGGCATATCCTAATTCCCCTTATGCTGCACGCGCAGGTGATGCGCAGTTAATGGCCGCTGTCCCAATTTGACCAGCGCCGCCGGTTGCGGTGAGCATGGTTCCACAGATATACTCACTTGTGTCTGTTCCTGGGATTTTCTTATCAGCCTGACCATCGGCGCTTGGCCCGATCAAGTTGTTCTCATCAAGTGCAGCGTCAGAGTTAATCTTGGAAATACCTACAACTAAAACAGTCGCAGCCTCTCCTGATGCGTCCGGTGTGTTCTGAAGAACCCCGATAGGCCGATCGGTGGCTGCATTGCATGCCCCTACTTTTCCGTCAGCGTCTAGCTCTACAAAGTGATATTGTTTTGATGACAAATCAGCGTTTGCCGTCAGTGTAATGATAATTGATTGCCCGTTGTAATCATAAGCCATGATCAACGCCCTCCGTTAGATTGGCGCTGCTCGTTGTATTCTTGATACAGTGCCGGGTTTGTTTGAATTGCTTTAGCAATGGCTGCAGGCATTTTGAGCTTGCCTCCGCTTGCCTCTACTTCTGATTTTGCAATTTGCTGGATTTTAGACCACGGGTCGCCCGCGCTCATGTCCGGCACATTGCGACCAGCTTCAACTAGAAGCGGCCCGCCTTGCATTGCTGCGCTTGCAGCTTCCAAGGCTTTCTCGACGCGGTCGCCTAAATCAGCATCACGCGCCTTTACATCAATCATCAAATCAACAACTTGCTCCAGGCTGTGGCCTGGGATGTTGCAGAGCGTTTTTTCAGCTTTTGCCAGGTACTCACGACGTGCACGCTTGGCGATTTCAACGCCTAACTCGCTTTCTCGGTCTTCGAGTTTCTTGGCCAGCTCTTCGTTACGCTTCCAAATGGCTTGCATTGCGCCTTTTGCCGCTTCGGGGAGGTCGCCTAGAGATTTCATCAGCTTTTCCTCGTCTGACTCTTCCTCTTTTTCGGCCTCTTCCTCTTCCATCTTTTCGGCTTCTTCTTCCATTGCCTCTTTAGGCTCGGCTTCTTCTTCGCCTGATGCAGAACGCAAAGCTGCGAGAGCTTCGCCTACGGGCATCATGTCAGAATAGGCTTCAAGAAGTTTCATAGCTGCCAAGACTGCGTTTTTTGCGTCTTCTGGCATTTCCATTTTTAGAATGCTTTCAAGCTTTTCGACGGCTTCGCTCTGCCCCTCAGCTTTCAACACTTCCACCAGGATTTCATCCATTTGGTCGCTCCGTGATTTCATGATTGGAAATCGTTTTTTCATGTTTGCGCCTGATTCAACGAGAGAGACTTCCAGAGTCTTAACGTCTTTGAGCGCAGTAATTCGACGCTTGCCCATGGCCTGCCTCGCTTTTGTTTTTTGATTGTTTTCGCCCTGACTCGGGACTTGCTAGGTCAGATTCTCGACCTGCTCGAATTATTGCCTATTACCGAGATTCGGTCAACCACTTATAAATTCAACCTTGGGCATGTCGGACGCTTCTATGTTTTCACGGGTGCCGAAGCCGCCAATGCTGAAAGCGTTCAGCTCCCCGGCTTGGACCTTTGCCCAGGTCTCTGGGCTCAGCTTGACGCCAAGAACCCAAGAGCCTGAGTGCGTGAAGTCATCGCCAAAAGATTTTTTATAAGCCTGGTGCGCCTCGCCGCTTATAGCTTTTTTGTAGTCTTCGTCGCTTGGGTATTTTTCAACCCACGATTCAACCACTTGCGCATCGGTGGCGCCGTTGTGGTCAAGTCCAATGGTGCGGCTTGAAATCATAAAATTGTGCGCCGTTTCTTCAATCTCTTTGGGGCTCAAATAATCATCGTGAGCGTCTACAATGTAGGGGTCTAAAACCACGCCATAAACGATGCGCTTGGCTTTGTCTGCCTTGTAAATATTAACGGCTTTTTTGGCCTGCTCCCTCTCGTATTGCGCTGCAATTTTTTCAGCCCATCGCCGCCCGGGGTCGCCGCCCCAAAGAAGCCAAGCCACAAGCCCCGCTCCGGGGTAGTCCTTATCCTTGGGGTTATTGTTTGCTGGAGCGTTTAGGTCTTTAGCGTGGCGCGTGAAGTATGCAACCATTCGCTTAACTGTATCAATAGATACGCGCCGCCCGTTCTTCAGGTCTCGAGCCCGCGCAACGCCTACCTCTGTTCCGCCTCGCTTATGCTTAGCCCTAAGCATCAGCCCACGCGCCGCCGCATCTTGAACGCCAAGCGGTGGCTGGTAGCTTTGTTGCTTTTCTAAAAGCTGGCCTATGCGCTTAAACTTACGCGCAAGCTCTCCCCGCT